AGGCGGGGGTGGAGCGGAAGCAGTGGGTGCTCGGCGGGAATCCATGCCCGGTGTGCGAGGACATCGCCGCGTCCAACCCGGACCCGATCCAGATTGACCAGCCGTTCTACACCGACGACTTTTTCGGGACCGGGAACACCCCGGCGCACCCGAACTGCACCTGCACCGTGATTCCCGTTCTCTCGCCGGCGGGCGAAGGGGGTTCGACATGATCCGGACCGAGGCGTTCGACGGGAAGTCGCTGGTGGAAACGCTCCGCGACCGGCACGGGTGCCGCTCGGCGTTCAAGAACGGCGGCAAGCAGATCGGCGTGGTCGGGGCGTTCGACCCCCAGTCGTTCGTGCGCAAGGGCGCCAAGAACGCGGACATCATCGCCACGGTGGCCACGACGAACCGGGTTGACCTTGACCGCGAGGTCGTGCTGCCCGACGGCGGGGTGTTCGACTACCTGCTGGCCAATCGCAAGGTGTTCGCCGATCACAACTACGGGCACGAGTACTGCGTGGGCGGGCTGGCCCGCTGGGACAAGGCCCCGCGCGGCTGGAAGATGACGGTGGGGGTGCTGATGAACCACCCGTACCCGGTGCCGGAGGCCATGCTGAACATGGCCCAGCAGATCGGGGTGGGCGCGAGCATCGGGTTCGAGTGCCTGGAGGGCGGGAAGCCCGACGCGAACGAGAAGCGGCTGTACCCCGGGTGCGAGTACGTGGTCCGCAAGTGGAACTGCCTGGAGGTGTCGCTGACGTGTCTTCCGTGCAACGTTGATTGCCAGTCGTACGCGGGGACGATCGACAAGAGCCGTCAGGCGGACGCCCGGCGGCTGCTGGACCTTGGCCCCCGCACCGAAGAGGCGCGGCGGCTGCTGAGCCTGCGGCTTCCGATGCTCACGCTGGCTGGATAGGCGGCTTTGCTTTTCTGATAATCTCAAACGCCGACAATCCGTGAGACGCCTTGAAGTTGTGAGCGGCGGCGATTTCTTCCGGAGTTGCTGGCCTGAACCGCAGGTGCTTTCCATCACGCTGCCCGCCCCGCTTCATGCACGACCCATCACGATTGAAGGTGTGTCTAAAGAACGACCCGACCACAATGGTCCTTTTCAGGGACTTGCAAACGCGATCGACAAGGACGACCGATTTGTTTTCGTCATACACCGTAACCCAATCGCCCGCCCGAACGGTGTGTATAGCCATGCCCGATTTTAGCCACGCATGGCCGGGTAGGCGTGAGTGCGGCGTGAGTTTGACGTGAGTTCACGTCGGGCTCACGTCGATAAGGAGGCGTCGCGTGGACCGTCCCGACCAGACGTTCTCAACCCCAGTCCGGTGCGTGGCCTGCCTCGCCAGCGGGAAGCCGTGCCTGCGGTGCCGACTCTTCATGGATCGCCTTCCGCACAAGTGGGCGTCGCTCCCGCTCCCGCCGTTCATGGGCAGGCGCTGGGAGTACCGCGACGGCGGCGGGCGGTTCTCTCCGTCCGAGGTCCCGTCCGTGGTCGTGCCGCCATTTGACTCGACACGCCCGATGCCGTAGCGTTCTCACAGTTAGGTCGGACTCGTTCGGCCAGAAGCGCGAGCGGGCAGCACAGGCGCCCCGCGAACCGTGGACAGCCCAAAGAGGCACGCCTTCGGCGATAGCACTCTCTGGGAATCCACCAATGAACAAGCAGGTTCTTCTCCGCACCCTTGCGAGCAAGGGGTACAAGGGCAAGCCCACCCTTGAGGACGTTCGCACGTACCTCGAATCCGAGGGCTTCGACACCAAGAACGTGTCCGTCGGCGACGGCAAGACCGAGACGCTGGACGCGATCTGGGCCAAGACCGTCCATCTCATGTGCGACGCGGGCGAGCAGGTCAAGATGCACGATCCCCCGGAGGGCGAGGGCGAGGCCGAAGGCCAGCCCGAGGCGCCCGCGGCCCCGGCGACCCCGCAGAAGTCCGCGACCCCCAGCCAGAACTACCGGCCCGGCATCGGCTGGATCAACGGGATCGGCAAGGTCGATGGCAAGTCGGCCGATGTCCGCGACAAGCGGTCGGTGGCCAAGAAGGCGTATGACCTGAAGGCCAAGCGCGGCGGCACGATCTACCCCGACGCCGACTCGGCCGAAGTGGCCGGCGCGTGGATGCGTTCGACCGTCGCCAAGGCGGGCCAGCGCGACTACGCCCAGCGTGACCTGGACCTGGACATCTGCGAAAAGGCCAACGTCGAGAGCATCAACACCGACGGAGGCGTTCTCGTCCCCGACGAGTTCATGTCGCAGCTGGTCTGGCTGACCGAGCAGTACGGCGTGGCCCGCAAGGTCGCCAACGTCGTCCCGATGAACCGCGACGTTCTGACGGTGCCGCGCAAGACCGGCATCGTCTCGATGTCCCCCATCGGCGAGGGCGCGACCATCACGGACACCAGCAACACGTTCGACGGCGTGCAGCTTGTGGCCAAGAAGTGGGGCGCCTTGGTCAAGATCACGAACGAACTGCTGGAGGACTCGGCGGTCAACATCGCCGACGACTACAGCCGCACGTTCGCCGAGGCCCAGGCGAAGGCCGAGGACGATGCGTACTTCATCGGCGACGGCTCGGCCACCTACAACGGGTGCGTCGGCCTCACCTCCGGGCTCGTCTCCGGCGCGTACGTCTCCGCGACCGGCTCGGGCTGGTCGGCCATGCTGCTGTCCGACTTCCTCACGTCGTCGGTGGGCGTGGTCGAGAACGTCAACACCTCGCGGCTGGCGTTCATCTGTTCGCGCCAGTTCTACTTCCAGGTCATGGTGAAGCTGCTGACGATCGGCTCGTCCTCGGGCTACATCGGCGGCGGCAACACCACGGAAATCAAGGTTCCGCCGGGCATGGGGCAGGCCGACGCCTCGTTCCTCGGGTACCCCGTCTACTGGGCGCAGTCGGCGATCCGCGCCACCGCGGGCTCCGAGGCCCGCTCGGTGTACTTCGGCGACTTCGTGGGCGGCACGATGCTCGGCGACCGCCGCCAGATGGCGATCACGACCAGCGACCAGCGGTATTTCGACTCCGACTACTTCGCCATCCGCGCGATCAGCCGGTTCACCGTCAACATCCACGGCGACGGCCGCGGCACCACCTACGGCCCCATCGTCTGCCTCACCTCGACCTGATCCCAAACCCCAAGCCGAACGGTTCGGAAGGAGTTGCCTCCATGATTCATTTCCCGCAGAACTGCAAGTTTGTTGTGGGCCTCGCGCCCATTTCCATCAACTCGGGCGCTGCCACGGCCCTGACGTGCGACACGCTCGGGTACAACTACGCGACGGCCATCATCCAGTTCGGGGTGATCGGCAGCGCCGTAACCGTGATGAAGATGCAGGAGTCCGCCACGGACTTCTCCGGCGCCGACGTGGGCACCGCCTACACGGCGACCGGCTCGACCGGCAACCTGCGTCTCCCGCAGACGAGCGACGCCGGGACCACGTTCGTCTACGGCATCCCGCTCGGCGGGGCGCGTAAGCGCTACCTCCAGATGGCGATCACCACCGGCTCGACCACGCTGGTCAGCGTCCAGTGGGTTCTGTCCAAGGCCAACATCTTCCCCAACTCTGCCACCGAGATGGGCGTCGCGGCCTACGTCTTCGGATGATTTCTGTTCGCGTGCTCCGGGCCGGACCCGTAACAGGGTCCGGCCCGTTTGAATGCTCAAGACGGAACGGATCAAGAACAAGGTGGTCCGCCGCGAGCCCGCGGTTTCGATCAGGGCGATAACGTAGTCGCACCCCATCAGATCCCACCCGGTCAGGTCGGGCGAAACATCGGTGTACTCGTACGTCGTGTCCCTGATCTGCGCCCCGGTTGACGCCGTAATGGTGACGCCAGCGGCGTTGCAGTCGGCCGAGTCGAGCCGGATCGCAAAGACCGTCCCGTCGTCGAGGAACGCGCCGCTCGTCAGCGCCCCGTAGACGCCGTAGAACCGGAAGACCGGGTTGGTCCCGACGGTCGTACCGACCGTGTACTGCATCCGCACGTAGAACCGCGTGCATGACCCGCCGACCTTGGCCGGGATGATGTAGGAACTGGTGGCGCTCAGGGGACGCAGCAGGACGCCCGCGGACTCCGCGGTCGCCTCAACGTTGCTGCAGATCGTCGTCCACTGGCCGCGAACAGAGGCCGGGACCACCACGCCGCCAGTCACGACCGGCGCACCGAGACTCGTTGCCGTTG